TTCTCGGCTCGCAGCCTCAGTTCTGGAAGCGCGCCTTTACCTTATCGGCGACAAGCTTGTCGATGAGATCCGCGAAAGATTTGACACGCGCTTTCGTGTCGTCTTCGTCCGCGCCGAGCACCAGAGAGACGATATCGTCCGAGATGTCGAGGCCTGCGGTCTTCAGCTCCTGCGCTGCGAGGTAGCGGTTCTTCATTTCCGCAAATTCCTTCTGCTGCGCCGCGAGCTTGTCTGCAGCTTCCTTCCGCTCGAGCTCCTTCCGCTCATCCTCGGTGAGCTTCGCCTTTTTGAGCTCCTCCAAGGCGGCTTTCAGTTCTTCGTACTGCCGCTTGCTGTCCTCAAGCTCCTTTTTCTTTGCATTACCGACACGATTCGCCGCGCGGTCTCGCTCCGACTGCAGCATCTTCTCGACAGCTGCCCGCGTCTTCTCATCGAGCCCTGCGAGCGGATCCTCCGGTTCCGGCTCTCCGCCGTCCGGCTCTCCGGTGTCATCCTCACAGGTCGGCAGGAGCTCCTTATACTCCTCCTCTGTGACTGCTCCGCTCTTCAAAAGCTCATCCAATTTCGTCTTCTTCATACTGCTCCTCTCTGAGTGCTATCTTCGATAGCCCACTTGTGTTTTTCGGAGTGCGCGCCTCTTTCCCACCTTCCGGAGTGTCCGCCGGTGCGCCCACCAGTGCATCAAAAAAGCACAGCCGTTATGACTGTGCTTGCGTTGCTGTTATTTAGTTGGTTTCGCTGTGGTCCAGTTATCAGGTAGATGACACGGGGTCAGATATTGATTGGTTATCTCTACCAGTCTTGCATAGATAGCTTGAATCTCCGGAGGCGCATCCGGGCGAAGCCCCCATCCTTTTGAAGCGGCGTAGGGCATGACCATATCAAACATTCGCTCCTCTTCTTCGGTGAACTTAATAATCATGCAAACCTCCTTTCCCGCTTTATGCGTCTTTGCGCCGCTGCTGATTCCAGCGCATTCTTCGTCTCAAATTCTGCTTCTACTTCGTCAAAGCGATGCGCTAGGGACATCCTGCGTGCATATCCGCTAATCTTTGCGGCTTGTTCGGCATCAGTAACACCCAAACGCTCCATCCTCTTTCGACTCTTTTCTGCAAGCCAGGCAATATAAGCGCTCTCGTTTTCACGCGTTATTGTCCAGCCTTCTCGAACAGCGTCATATGCCTGACGCCGGTGCCACATTTCATGAATAATCACACCCAACCGCTCTTCTGGCGAAACATTGTCCCGATCCCAGATGTACTTCACGGTATTATCCACGGCGTCATACGCGCCTGCCGCATCATATAATTCGTCTACTGCCACTATAATCAGCGTCGGCATCTCTGTCAAGGGAACGCCAAACATTTGCATAGCTTTTCTCGTGTCTTGATAAAAAATATGGAGCTCCTTGGGCTTAATACTCACTCGCTCTGACACATAGACTGGGGAGGTATAGGTCACGATTCTATCTGTCACAACCCACTTTTCCCAATTCGGATTTTTCGCGCTCCTCTGTGTATACGCTCCCCCTTCTTCCCGATCCAGGCTCCTGTATTTCTGCGCCCCAGCCTCAAAGCTTTGCTGCCAAGACTCACGCGTCGTCTTCTCCATCCGGTAGGTCAAAAAGCAGCGGCAGTTGATATCCTCTCCCGCTACATTCGTCTGCCCGGGAGCGGGGCCGCTTGCGCCGGAGGGGAGCTTAAAATCCTCATTGAGCGGGATCTCCACGCCGTCCATGGCGGCGTGATTGTAAAAGCCTGGCTTACCGCTCTTCCAGCCTTTCTTTGTCTTATATCTACGGTTCGGCCGGACGCGCTCATCTTTCATGGTATTCCAGCGTTTCAGCATCTGGTAGCCCGCAGGAGCGGCTTTCTCCTGCAGCGCTGCCGCTGCGTCGCTGTTACCGGCCTCTCTGACTCTGTGCGCCTCTGTCCTTGCGATGCGGACGGCCTTGCCGTAATACCCGCCTGCACCGTCTGCACCCGCGAGGGTCTCTGCGATGCGCCGCGTCATTGTGTCGTAGCGGTCCCCCTGACTTAGCCCCACGCCAACCGATTGCTTTATGCCGTAGATGATTTCTCCGCGCTTTTTTTCCAACCGGTCGGCAAGCGTGAGCCCATTCACAGGATTGTGCACTGCCTCCGCGACTACCTCCGGAGCGACCGCGCGGATTGTCTGAAGACTCTCCTGCAAAGCATCATCAGTCGCAGCGCGCTGTACCGCTGACACCATGCCGTCGTAGCATTTTGCGTAGCTCTCTTTGGCAAGCTGCTCTATGATACGGCACTCCTCGAGGGACGCAATGCCGGTACTCCGCATAATCTCTTCCAAGAGCCTTGCGTCCATACCGTCCCGATGCAGCACAGCATAGTCAATCGCCCCCGTTTCCGGATCCGCATACCGTGCATACGATTCAGCGACACGCTCGCCGATTTCCTTCATGAGCCGCCGATAAAGCTTTTTGAGCTCCTTCACGGCGCTCTGCTCTCTGTGCTCTTCGATTCTCCGGACTATACTCAGATACCGATTCAGCGCGTCGCCTGTGCCGCTCATTCAGCTTCACCGCCCTCGGGCGGTACATTCATACCCTTTTTGCTTACCGCACCTTCCTCGGCCGTCTCGTCGCTCTCAGAGGCTTTCCCAAAAAGGTTCAGTGCGTCCTGCTGCCGCTCCTCTTTCAGCGCGAGCAGATAGTCGATATCATCGACCGCGGAGAGCTGATTGTAGGCAATCTCGTCCGGCACGCCTGCATTGATAAGCGCCTGCACGGCCTGCGCCTCCGAGAGCACATCGACCGGAAAATTGCGCTTGTATTCGACATACGCCTGGAGGTAGTCAAAAGGGATGCTCTTTTTCATAAAGGCCGAGCCGAGCAGCCGGAACATATAGGTATCCGCGCTGTTCATCTTCGCCTCAAAAGCGCCGCATTTTGCCTCAAAGGCCGTGAGTTTGAATTTAAGACTGATACCGCTCGCAGCATTGAAGGTTTCGTCGTTTAAGTTCGGCGTTTTGGAGAAGCGATAGATATTTCGCTCAAGGCGGTCGAGGTGATGTTCGTTAAAGCTGTCGTTGATGTCCTTCGTGAGGTAATAAACCCGGTGCGCGCCATCCGCATATCCGGGGCTTATCTGCAGCACGCCTGCGCGCTCCACCTCTGCAAGCTGTGCCTGGGAAAGCTCGCCGATGCCGTCAAGGACCTGCAGCGCGTGAGTGTTGCCCTCCGCGTCATTCGCGTTGTCCGAGACGGTCTTGTCGTACTCATCGATGAGCGCCATGACACGCTCCGCGCTGCTAAGCATCTCGCCATTCAGCGGGATTGCCTGGAGCGGGCAGAAATCGAAGAGATGCTCTTCCTCTCCGGAACGGATGAAATTACCGAGGGCGCCCTCAAAGTGGTGCACGCTGTGCCCGTCATAGGCGTCCGCGTGCCACACCTCTGCGCCGGAGATGCCTGTGGTTGCGTAGTACCGGACGGCGTAGTCAGGCTCTTGAATTTTGTCCCGTGCCAGCACGATAGTCTCATACGGCGGCACGACCATCACGCGCTCATCGCCGTGCCGGTCGATGTAGAAAAGTCTTCCGGCATAGCCGCACACGGAAGCGAACTTTGTAACTTCAAGGTTTACATCGTACATATTGTTCCGTGTCACGAACTCCGAGAGGGCCTTTTTCGCTGCCTCAACGGCAGCTTCTCCGCCGGTCGCGCTCTCCGCGCTCTCATCCTCTGCATAGCTGTAGGATGCAGCCTTTCCGGCAAAATAGCCGACCATCACATCATTGATTTCGCCGAAAAAGTCATTGTTGACTTTGTTATTCAGCTGCGGGACCGCATTGCCGCTGCCGTCCTCCAGCCCATCGGAGAAGCGCGGAATGCGCGAAAAGATAGGCACCTTGTCCTCGTAGCATTTATACCGTTCGTATAAATCCTTCGTGCGACAGCGATTCAGCTGATGCGCATTGATAATGCGGTTTACGATGTCATCCGTAAAACCGTTTTCGTCGATATAGTCGATGTACTCGCTGTAATCGGGATAATCGTCGGTTCTCCTCATAATCTTGCCTTTCCGGGCTCCGCCCTTGCGCCGCCGTATAGCACGCCGATGCCGTATCGCATGGAGTCCATGCCGTGTGAAAACTCGTGGTCGGGCTTGTCTGTCGGCTGCCCGTCGCGGCCTTTTGCCCAGCAGTAATTCTCAATCTCTTTCTTGAATTCGAGGCAGCGCGGATGCACGACAATCTGAAAATTCTGAATGAATTGAATGCCGTGATTCACGCTGTCACGGCCTTTAAGCGACGGCTCGGCCTTGAGGCCAAGCTGCCTAAGTTCCGCAATGGATTTCGGCTCCGCGCTGTCGCAGACAATGCGCTGCCCGCCATAGCCCTTTTCGATAATCGCCTTTGCGATTTCTTGGTTTGTCGCTCCGGAGCGGTACCACTCATCGAAGACATAGATTTTCTTCTCCGCGTCATCGACCAGCTCACAGACAAAAGCATTCGGGTCCGTAAAGCCGAAGTCCAGATTGAACGCCGATTTCATGCCGGGCTTTGCCCGCAGCGCGTCAATGTCGAAATCCTCATATACGACATTCGTGTAGATTAAGCCTTCCGCGATTCCCCAATCGCCGTCTCCCTCGATGCGGTAGCGGCGCGGATTCTGTTCCTTCATCTTCCGGAAAATCGCGCGATCGGCTTCATCGAGCCATTCGTTGCATTTCCAAGTTGTGGTTTTCGTGAAAACCTCATCGTCCGGCGTGTCGAAGAATCGCTTTTTAAGCCAGCTCGTGGCGCTCCACGGGTTAAAGGTCAGCGTGATTTGCTTAAAATACCCGTCCGGCACCTCGCCGCGGATTGACATATCGAGTTTGTTGAAGTCATCTTCGTTCGCAAGCTCAAAACTTTCCTCTACCCAAACCCAACAGAGAACTCCGTAGTCGACCGAAATCGATGTAATCTTCAGGCCATCATCCAGTCCGCGAAAAAGGATTTTCTGCCCCGTGGAGCGGCGTGTAATCTGCATCGGCGACACCGTGCAGTCGAAATACGCGTCTACTCCGAGGCGGTGAATCGCCCATTTGAGGTCAGAGAAGACCGAATCGCGAAGGGTATTTGAGTACCGGCGCACACAAAGCGCGTTGCTTTCCGGATACTGGAAAAGCCGGAAAATCAGATTAAGCGCCGCCGTCTTGCTTTTCTTGGATCCACGAGACCCTTTGCACACACGGTAACGCTTTTTTGTCTTCCAAAAATCCGCGTAGCCGGTGCCCACAAGCTCCTGCAAAGATAATCGCGTCAGGGGCACCGCCTCCTTTCATGCAATAAAAAAGAGCGGTCATACTGCGATGTCCGCTCCGGTGTCCGGATTCTCTGTGTCTTTTGTCGCGTCCCAATGGCCGTCTGCTCCTACGTAGTAGTAATACGGCGCTCCGCCAACCGACGGCTGCGTCCCACGTACATAGGCGTCCTTCGCCATGAGACCGGTCTTCGTTAAGTAGTACTGCGCGCCCTGGTACTCAAGCCACTGCCCGGAGAGCATACCGCCATCTCCGGCGAGGTAGTACCAGCCCGCGGCATCCTGAAACCAGCAGTCACGGATAAGGCTTCCGGCGTTGTCGAAAACATACCACCGGCCGTTGATATACTTCCACCGGCCTGCGACAAGCGTGCCGTTTTCGTCGATGTACTGCCACGCGCTGCCCTGCTGCTGCCAGCCGGTATGCGCGTTTTCCCTGTGCTTTGCGCAAGCGGTGTAGGCGCACCAGCTCGCATACTCAGCGCACCAATACGCGCCGTTCATGCCGTACCATGCGCCGTATTTCGTGAAGTTTGCATCGCCCGGATTGCCGGTCTTGCTCTCCAGCTGAGAGGCGCTTGCCTTTTCGACATAGCCAACCTCTCCGAGAGCCACCGCAATCAGCTCTTCGGCTGTGCAGGTGTCTGCGCCGTAACGCGGGCGGCCGAAGCCGTCGATGAGGTGGCCGTTTCCGACCTCGGACGGCGAAAAAACATAGGTTTTCAGCGCCACACACCCGCCGTCGCGCGAAAAATACTTGCCCGCGGAGGTATTGCCCTCTGCGGCCGTCATCCGGATTCTGCCGAACGGAAGGTTCTCGACCTTGACGGCGACGCCCACGTGCGCAATGCGCTGCTTTTTGGCGCTGTAGTAGTAGACCCAGTCTCCGGGGAGCGGGTCTTTATAGTATCTTCCTGCGCGGACGAAGTAGGCCTTGCCCTCAGGCGTATAGGCCGTGTATCCGCCGCACAGGAGTTTCTGTCCTGCCTGATATGAATTCATGCTGCCTCCTACTCTTTCAGGTCATCCACGATGACCACGGCGTCCATGGTGACGCCCACATTCTCTTTGAAAATTCCGTACCGCTTGCCGAGGAGCTCGGCAGCTTTCAGCCGGTCTTTCGCGGCTACGTCAATTGCTGTGATATCCTGCATGCCGTCGCCGATCAGCTGCAGCGTCTGCTCGCGCTGCTCACCGCGCATGATAGAGGTTAGATACTCTAAGACCTCTTGCGCGTTCGCAACCTTCGCGGAATGCAGCTCATCCAATAGCGCTTTCAGGTGTGCTTGCACCCGAGGGTTTTTCATGAGGGTGGTACTTACCACCGTAGCGCTCCGCTTCGAGTACCCTGCGCGGATAGCCGCCTGCGCCGCATTGCCGTCAATCAGGTATTCCTCGCAGAATCTTCGCTGTCGCTCTGTCAATTTTGCCATCGCAGGCTCCTTTCTCTGAAATAAAAAAAATCCCCGGCGGGCAGGAGGTCGCCTGTCCATCCCGAGACCAGGCTAGGAGAATCCCGCCGGGAAATAAAAAAGGCGACGGAGTTCCGTCACCTTCTTCACCCTACACTATAACACAGTTGACATATAACATTCACTATGTTTTTACTAACATTTACTATATACATTTTTACTGCATAATTGCATATTGCTCAAGTGCCTTAAGCCCCTTTCTGTGTAGTACAAAAGCGTGCTGCGGCGCGATATTCATCTCTGCCGCTATCCGCTCGAAGCTCTGATACTCGACATACCGCCTGTATAATACATCCATTTGTAGCGGATTATCAAGCTTCTGGATCAGCCGAATGGTGCTGTGCTTCTCATCGACGAAGGTGTCAATCTCCGTATTGATTTCCTGCTCAAGGGCGATTATCCGGAGAACCGGTGTCACAAAGGCCGCCTCTCCGGAGCCGCTCGACTGTACCCGCTCTCTTGAGGTATCGAAACCCGCGACACAGGTGGAGAGGGCTTTAAGCGACTCCAGCTCTCTGAGCTTTTGATTGATTACGGTGTCCAGCAGCTGGAGTCGCTGCAAGTAAGCTTTTACATCCATCTCTTTCCCTCCTCTCGAAGCAAATCCAAATTGTCCCCGCAAAGCTCTTTATTTGCCTTCGCCTGCTTCACGCACCGGAGCGTCTCTTTGTAGCTCGCTGAAAGCTCTTTTGCGGAGACCTTCACTCTTTTAAGCTCTTCCGGACTAAGTGTAGCTCCGGACGGGCGCTTGCCGGTCTCTGCCATCCGCTTCGTCTCATTTGCTTCGGTCTGATAATCGATGCAGCGCTTGCTCGCAATCCTCCAGAGCTCCGTGTACTCAGCCTCACGGCGCGTAAGATGCTCACTCAGCTGCTCGAAAAGCCTCGGACGGCTATGAAACTCTGCCTTGTCGATGAGCCTCAGGAAACGCTTAAAGCGCGCCACCTTACACCTGCCACTTATACACATCTGACGCTCCCGACGATCT